AAGTTATCAATCCGACAAAAGTGATCACGGGTGTCAAGACACGTTGGAGCTATGCCAACGTCTGGCAGGCAAAGTCCATCAACGGCGGTACGCCGAAGTTCAGTGTCTCGCTTATTATTCCAAAGTCCGACACCAAGACGGTCACGGCGGTCAAGAACGCCATTCAGGCAGCATATGAGGAAGGGCAGTCGAAGCTCAAGGGTAACAGCAAATCCGTCCCCACGCTCACGGCGATCAAGACGCCGCTCCGTGATGGCGATGCGGAACGCCCGGACGATGAGGCGTATAAGGACAGCTACTTCATCAACGCAAACTCTGCGACCGCGCCCGGCATCGTGGATGCTGCCCGCAATCCGATCATCGAGCACTCGGAGGTCTACTCCGGCGTTTACGGACGAGCAAGCATCAACTTCTACGCATTCAACTCGAACGGCAGCAAGGGCATCGCTTGCGGACTGAACAACCTGCAGAAGATTTCCGACGGTGAGCCGCTCGGGGGCAAGACCCGCGCCGAAGATGACTTCGCCGATGAGGACGAGGACTTTCTCAGCTAAATAATAGTTGACCGACATGGGCAGCGGGGATTCCTCCTCGCTGCCTTTGTCACGGAAGGAGAACATACATGAAGTCCATTTCTATCGATCTTGAAACTCGGAGCAGTGTGGACATCAGCAAGAGCGGCGTATATCGTTACGCCGAAGCTGAGGACTTTGCGATACTGCTTTTCGCCTATGCCGTGGATGGAGGCGCGGTGGAGGTCATCGACCTCGTGGGTGGTGAGCAGATTCCGCAGGAAATTCTGGATGCTCTGACCGATGAGAGCGTCACCAAGTGGGCATTCAATGCCAACTTTGAGCGTGTGTGCCTGTCGCGTTACTTGTCGGACTTGGGGATCGCTCTGGATCCATTTCGAGACAATCATCCGCTCTCTACGGAGTGCGCTCACTTCCTGAATCCTCGTAGCTGGCGATGCACAATGGTCTGGTCTGCCTACATGGGACTGCCGCTCTCACTTGCCGCCGTCGGACGGGTGCTTGGACTGGAAGAGCAGAAAATGACGGAGGGCAAGGCTCTCATCCGTTATTTTTCAACGCCTCCGTTCCACGAACCCACGGGAGAGAAGTGGGAGCTGTTCAAGTCTTACAACCGCCGTGATGTCGAAGTGGAGATGGCGATTCAGAAGCGTCTCTTCAAACATCCTGTACCTCCGTCGGTGTGGGAGGAGTATGTACTCGACCAGGAGATCAATGACCGCGGGATACGTCTGGATATGTCCTTGGTGGAGAACGCCGTCCAGATCGACGTACACACGAAGGAGAGGTTGACGGACAGGCTGAAAGTTCTGACCGAGCTTGAGAATCCAAACAGTGTCACGCAGATGAAGGCATGGCTCAAGGAGCAGGGAGTTGAAACCGAGTCGCTCGACAAGAAGTCCGTGACTGACCTCCTTGCCAATGTTCCCGCTCCGCTGAAGGAAGTGTTGTCACTACGTCAGCAGCTTGCGAAATCCTCGGTGAAGAAATATCAGGCAATGCAGAATACCGTTTGCTCGGATGGTCGTGCACGGGGGATGTTCCAGTTCTATGGTGCGAACCGTACCGGGCGGTTTTCGGGACGCCACATTCAATTGCAAAATCTTCCTCAGAATCATCTCACCGACCTCGAATGCGCCCGTGCCCTTGTGCGGCAGGGAAATTATGCGGCACTGGAACTGCTCTATGACTCCGTGCCGGATGTTCTGTCACAGCTGATCCGTACTGCCTTTATCCCCAAGGAGGGCAGAAAATTCATCGTTGCGGACTTTTCTTCCATTGAAGCACGAGTGCTGTCATGGCTTGCCAAGGAGCGATGGCGTATGGATGTTTTTGAGGGTAACGGCGACATTTACTGCGCCACAGCAGGCAGGATGTTCCACTGCAATGTGGTGAAACACGGCGAGAACGGGCATCTTAGGCAAAAGGGGAAGCAGGCAGAACTGGCCTGTGGTTATGGCGGGTCCGTCGGTGCGCTGAAGGCATTCGGCGCATTGGAATCCGGGATGAAGGAAGATGAATTGAAATCGCTCGTGGATGCTTGGCGTGCTGCAAATACGAACATCGTAGAGTTCTGGTGGGCAGTCGACCGAGCCGCAAAGGGCTGCATCAAGGAACGCAGCACAAAGGTCACGCACGGCATCCGATTCATCTATCAGTGCGGCATGATGTTCGTTGATCTTCCGAGCGGTCGCAGACTCGCCTACGTGAAGCCCCGCATCGGAGAGAATCAGTTTGGCGGCGAATCCGTCACTTACATGGGACTCAATCTCTCGAAAAAGTGGGCACGGATTGAATCTTACGGACCGAAGCTCGTGGAGAATGTCACGCAGGCGATCAGTCGCGACATTCTCTGCTATGCCATGCAAACGCTGCGGACGATGGACATTGTTGCACACGTCCATGATGAACTCATCATCGAATGCGACGAGCGAGTTTCTCTTTCTGCCATTTGTGAGCAGATGGCGCGAACCCCGCCTTGGGCAGACGGACTCCCGCTCCGTGCCGATGGTTTCGAGTGCCAATTCTATCAGAAAGATTGACTTCAATCCTCCCGTGAAAAATGGGAGGATTTTTGGTGACCAAAACCTCCCTGTTCGTCCTCTTATTGTTGAGAGGAACTAATCAGTTTTCAAAGGGAGGAAAGCCTTTATGTTCTATGTCAAGGAAAACATCAATGACGCTCTGGAGGTCACGGTGGAAATCAACGATGAGAATGTCTTTTGCCATTGTCCGCGCTGCGGAGCGGAAGTGCCTGTCGACCTCAACGAGTTTTTCGGCGATGCGGAGTTCGACCTCTTCGGCACGGCGATCTGCTGCACGGAGTGCAGCAGGAAGATGAGGTGCGAGAAATGATTGAGAGAAGAAATCACGAGGGCTATGCCGATCCTACAGCGCACGCAGCTCTCACCAAGGTATTCCGACAGAATCGGTTCACTTACATCTGCTCACCCTACCGGGACAGCCCGCACGTCAACGTCATGCGGGCGCGGCAGTACTGCAAGTTCGCTGTCAGCAGGGGGCGCATTCCGATTGCCCCGCATCTGTATTTCCCGCAGTTCCTGTCAGAGACAAACGAGCGTGGGAGAGTGATGTCCATGAACCTCGAACTTTTGCGGTTGTGCGGCGAAGTCTGGGTGTTTGGTGAGAGGATCACCGAGGGCATGGCAGCGGAGATTGCTCATGCCGAGAGACTGCGGAAGAACATCCGTTATTTTACCACGAAATGTGAGGAGGTTTCGCCATGAAGGTAATAGAGACAGAATACAAGGGCTATCTTTTCCGCTCACGCTTGGAGGCGCGGTGGGCAGTGTTCTTTGATGCCTGCGGTGTTCGTTGGGAATACGAGCCGGAGGGCATCATCCTCAGCGATGATTCATGGTATCTTCCAGACTTTTATCTTCCCGATTTTCACTGCTACTTCGAGGTGAAGAGAAACAGTGCCAAAGGGTCTGATGAAGGGGAAAAGGCTATCTGGAAAATATCAAACGGTCAGTACACTGATGAGTGGGCGGGTATCATCGCCTTTGGCGATCCGATGGATGATGATCTTTATATCTTCTGCCAAGAAAGCGATGATGGCGGTGCTGGCTGCTATGATAACCCGGTAACAATCGGTCTCCATCCAGAAACACTAGAGCCGTGTCTCTTTGCCTATAATGACAGGCGTGACCGCAGTTTTCTGACGACATTCAGCGAGAACTCCGAGTATATCCCGATGGAAACAAACGAATACGGGAGATACAGCTATAAGGACTTTGTGAGCAGGCGAGTTTACGAAGCTAGGAAAATCGCGAGACAGGCACGTTTCGAACACGGCGAGAGGCCGAGGAGGTACAGATGAGAGACTTGGCGATTGCCTACGGAAATAGCCGTCAGGCAAAGAAGTGGGTGAATAAGACAATCCGGTATGCGGATTTGAAAGAACGGCTCAAGGTTACCATCCGCACTGCGGAGTCTGCAGAAGAATATGCAAAGATGAGCAAAGCGCAGAGGGATGCGGCGAAAGACCACGGCGGATTCGTGGGGGGCGCATTGAAAGGCGGTCGTCGCAAGGTTGATGCCGTGGAACTGCGCTCAATGGTCGCTCTGGACGGTGACCGCATTGATAAAGCATTTCTCAATGCCTATGAACAGAACACACCGTATACTTCGTGCCTGTATACCACGCATTCCAGTACGGAGGAAGATCCCCGCATAAGACTGGTGTTCCCGTTGCTGCGGGATGTCACAGCGGAGGAGTTCGTGGCAGTGTCCCGGTATCTGGCGCAGATGATGGGCATTGACTTTTTTGATGAATGTTCCTATCAGCCGAATCAGCTGATGTACTGGCCGTCGTCTCCGCAGAACGGCGTATTTGTCTTCAAAGAAGTGGAAAAGGAATGGCTCGACCCGGATGCGATCCTGTCGGCGCACCCGGAATGGACGGATCCGACGAGGCTTCCCACATCCTCTCGTGAGAGCAAGGCGAATCAGGTCACGCAGCAGAAGGTGCAGGATCCTCTTGAAAAAGAAGGTACAGTCGGAACCTTCAACCGGGTATTCTTTCCTGTCACCCGTGCTCTTGAAACCTTTCTTGCCGGCGTATACGAGCCGACCGAGAGCGAAAGCCGCTGGCATCTCATCGCTTCCAGCAGCATTGCGGGCGTGGAGATCAAGGATGAAAAGTTTGTCTATTCCCACCATGCGAAAGATCCGGCATATCTGAAACTCTGTAATGCCTTCGATATCGTCCGCGTCCACAAGTTCGGTGATCTGGATGATAAGGCATCCTTCCGCGCCATGTGCGATTTTGCCATGCGGCAGGATGAGGTCAAGATCGTGGCGGCAAACGAGCGACTGAGTGAGGCAGAAAAAGACTTTGCGGAATCTGTCGATGACGAGTGGAAGAAACGTCTGCAGCGCAATAAGAACGGTGTACTGGAAAACAACCTCCACAATATCCGGCTCATCATGGAGAACGATCCGTACATGAAGAACATCGTGTTCAACCAGCTGGCGGACGGCATGGAGATTCGCGGCGCGGTTCCGTGGAAACATCCTGCGCGGTTCTGGCGGGATGCGGACGATGCACAGCTCATCTGCTATATTGACGCAAGCTACGGATCCTTTTCACAGAGAAATTATGACATTGCCGTGACCAAGGTCGCAGATGACCGCTCCTACCATCCGATCAAGGAGTATTTCGACGGTCTGCCGGTGTGGGACGAGATGCCGAGAGTGGACACCGTCCTGATTGATTATCTGGGGGCGCAGGACAACGCCTACGTCCGCGCTGTGACCAGAAAGGCACTTTGCGCGGCATATATGCGTATCTATCATCCCGGCATCAAATTCGACTACATCACAGTGCTCAACGGAAATCAGGGCATCGGGAAATCCACGCTGATCGCCAAACTCGGCATGGAGTGGTTCGCCGACAGCTTGACGCTTTCCGACATGAACGACAAGACGGCAGCGGAGAAGCTGCAGGGTTACTGGATTCATGAAATCGGCGAGATGGCAGGCATGAAGAAAGCCGAGCTAGAGAAGGTCAAAGCCTTTGTATCGAGGCAGGATGATAAGTATCGCGCGTCTTTTGGCAGACGAGTCACACCCCATCCGAGGCAGTGCATCTTCTTCGGCACGACCAACAGCGAGAAAGGGTATCTTCGTGACATCACGGGAAATCGCAGGTTCTGGAACGTCAAGGTCACGGGCGAAGGCAGGATGAAGCCTTGGAATCTCGATCAGGAAACAGTGGATCAAATCTGGGCGGAGGTCATCGTTCTTTCCAATGCCGGAGAAGATCTGTTTCTCGACCATGCCTTGGAAGACTATGCCCGAAAAGAGCAGTCCGAGGCGATGGAGCAGGATGATCGTGAAGGTCTCGTCGCATGGTATCTTGATATGCTTCTGCCGGAGACATGGGACACGATGGATGTGCATCAGAGAAGAGATTATGTGCAAGATCCGGACGGTCCTCTGAACGTCAAAGGCACGGTACGTCGGGAAACGGTTTCCAACATCGAGATATGGTGCGAATGCTTTGGCAAAGCGAAAGAGGACATCAAACCTGCGGACAGCTATGCCATATCGGCGATAATGGCTCGGTTTACCGACTGGTCGCGTCCCGAAACGAGACGGCGTATTCCGATATACGGTCTTCAGAGGCTCTATAAAAAGATGTGACAAAATGGTGTGACAAGGTGGTGCGTGTGACAACAGAGATAAAACTTGTCACACCTCCATCGAGGCATTTCGTGGCAGTTATGACGATTTGTGACGGACAAGACAGTAAATTCTATATAAGAGAAAAACAGTAAATATATACCCATAAGGGGAAACCGCGCACATATACGCGCGTATAGGATTTTTAGTCACTGTCGTCACAGAGGGAGAACAGGATGCGGGAAAAAGACATTGAGCAGAAACTTGCAGCAAGAACCAGAGCGATGGGCGGCATCGCTCCGAAGTTCACCTCGCCGGGATTCGATGGAATGCCCGACCGACTGGTGCTTCTGCCCGGCGGCAGAATGGGCTTTGTGGAACTGAAAGCACCGGGGAAGAAGCCGAGAGCCTTGCAGCTGGCACGGCACAGGCTGCTTCGGCGGCTTGGATTCAAGGTGTATGTGATTGACAAGATAGATCAAATTGACAA